CCAAAAGGTTCACTTGGAAGAATTACAGCAAATGGTGAAACTAAAATATTTGGTGTATATGAAGGAGTAACAATTTCTACAACTTATGTAACTGCATTTACATATGATTTACTTACACAAGCTGTATATTTTCAAAACGTTAATTTAGGTTCTAACTTTACAGTTAATTTTAGAGGAGATGGTTCTAATTCTTTAAATGCTGCTATGGCAATAGGTGAATCTATGACAGCTGCATTAATTACAAAACAAGCTAACACAACATTTTACAACACTTCTGTATTAACAGTTGATGGTACATCAACAAACGTTACAGTTGTTTGGCAAGGTGGCTCGGCTCCAACAGCTGGAAACGCTTCATCTAATGATGTCTACACTTACACAGCAATCAAAACAGCGGCATCAACATACACAATATTAGCGTCGCAAACTCAATTTAAATAAAAGGAGAAAGAATGCCTTTATTATCTACACGAGGTGCAGGTTCAGCAAAAGGATTTGGTTTAACATCAGGAGGAGTTACTCCTATAAATGTTGATTATTTAGTTGTCTCTGGAGGAGGCGGGGGTGGAGCTCGAATCGGAGGTGGAGGTGGAGCAGGTGGAATGACTTCTTCTTTTCCTGGTGGATCTAAAAAAGAATTATCAAAAGGAACCCCTTATCCAATTACAGTTGGCGGTGGAGGAGCTAACTCTACAGATCAAAATGCTGCAGGAACACCTGGAACTTCAAGTTCTTTTGTAAGTTCGCAACCTACTGTTTCTCCAAGTGGAGGTGGCGGAGGTGGGTCAGAAGTAGCTAGAACTGGAGCAAATGGTGGATCTGGAGGTGGATCCGGTGCTCAAAGTGTTAACCCAGGAACAGGTGGATCTGGTATTCCTGGTGAAGGAAATCCTGGTGGTAATGGAGTAGGAGACCCAGCTTGTGCCATATGGACAGGTGGTGGAGGTGGTGCGGGTGCAGCAGGTCAACCAGGTCAACCAGGTACTAAGAATGGTAATGGTGGAACAGGTTTAGAAAATTTAATAACAGGTTCTCCAGTTTATTATGCTGGAGGTGGAGGTGGAGGTTCACACGGTGGACCGTCAAATGTTCCGGGTTCTGGTGGATTGGGTGGAGGTGGAATAGGTTCTCCTCAATCAGGCTCTCCAACAGCTACGGCTGGTTCAGCAAACACTGGTGGAGGTGGAGGTGGAGGTGGTGGGCCAGCACCAAGCGGAGCATACGGTGGAACAGGTATTGTAGTTGTAAGAGGACCGGCTAATTCTATTTTTACAGTTACTCCTGGAACTAATACTGTTTCTACAGCTCCTAATGGAGATAAAGTAGCTACATTTACTGTAAGCGGAACTATTAAACACGGGTAATAAAAATGGGATATTTTGCAGAATTAAATTTAAGTAATATTGTTATAAGAGTTCTCGCAGCATGTAATCAAGATATTGCAAATAATGGAGGAGAACAATCTGAACAAGCTGCAAAACATTTTGAAACAGTTGCTTCTTTTTCAGAAGGAGGAGTAAAATGGGTACAAACTTCTTATAATAATAATTTTAGAGGTCATTACGCAGCTCTTGGTGATACTTATAATGAAAATAAAAATATTTTTATTAATTCAAATAATGATAAACCTAGTTGGATTTTAAACGAAAATACTGGAAGATGGGAAGCCCCTATTCCTATGCCAGATTTAGTAAGAAGTTATACTTGGATTGAAGGATCTGGTTGGGTATGTAATAATTCTGATGACTATGAATGGTCAGAACAAAAAAATACTTGGATATCTAAAAGTTAAATCTATTATTTAAATTTTGGGCCGTGAATAAAAAAGGTTAAAGATTTTCTTATACCTAAGGTAATAGGTTCTACTTTATGGTTTAAAAATGATTTAAATATAACTAACGTTCCTGGTGTTTTTAATTCTGGTACTTCATAAGGAGCACCACTAAATATTAAAAAATTTCCTCCTTCAAATTTTTCTTCTGATAAATTAATTAAAACTGTTAGTTTCATATCTACTGTATGTCTTTTTGAAGCATCTATATGCCAATCATAAGAAGCATTTTGTTTAGAAGAATAAATATTATAATTAACATGTTCGTGTGAATAAAGATCATAAACATCGTATCCAAAATATTCCCTGTTTAAATAATGAATAGTTTCTTGAATATTTGGAATTACTTGTTTAATTTTTTCAAATTTAATTATTTTAGTTATTGTATTTTTTACAATTTTTTCATTATGAGTTGCATGATTTTCTTTGTTTTCAAAATCATCAAAATTTTTATCTATAAATTTATTTAATTTTTGTATTTGTTTATTATTTAAATAATTATTTTGCCAGCAATAATCAATCATATTAATTAAAAGATTTGTAGTTAAAGTTATTAGATAATTGTTTATATAGTTTTATACAAAAAGGAAAGCTTTCAAAAGAATTTCCCAAAGAAAATTCATAATTTTTTTTATTATTAATAAATTGAATAGTTTCTTCCCATTCTTTATTATTTTTCAAATGGTTTTTAGTTTTTATTTTAGTATCTATCCAAAAATCAGAATTAAAAATAGACCCTCCTTGGTAAACAAAACAAATAAAATTTTCATATCTTTTTGCCATATCTAATAAATATAAATTGATATCATTTTCAGTTTTTCTTTTTAAAATGAGGTCAATCAATGCTCTGTTAATATTGTCGTAAAATACTCCAGATAATGCTTCTATTGGTTCATAAAATATAGCCTGATTTCCATTTTTTAAAACTCTATTATTTAAAAATTTTTTAGCGTGATATGGTTTAAATTTAAATTCATTGAAATTAATTTTATCTAAGTTTTTTATTTTAAAAATGTTTGCAATATCTTTTTTTGCTTCTTCTACTGAAGTAATTTTATCATTAAAAAGATAACCCCATCCTTGTCTGGTCTGTAAGGGAATGCCAAACATCCAACCATTTTTAGTTGCTTGATGGTAAGTAAATTTCCATTCACCTGGTTCTTTTATTACATGAACCAATGCGTGATTTAATGGTAAAAAATCTGATTGAACATACTCAGAATAATCTTCCGGGTAACCTCTACAATCAATTACATAATCATATTTTTTTGTTTGATTGTTTATAGATAATTCAACAAACATTTGTGTGTTCGATAAAATTTTAACATCGCCTTGCATTTCTTTAAATCTTTGTTTATAAATATTTTTAAGTTTTTTAAAAACAACATCTTTAAATTTAAAATTATTAAAATGAAAAGCATAGCTTGGTGGAATAATTGGACTTAAAAAATCTTTTTTTCTCCAGTTTTTATATAAAACACCATATTTAAAAGTAAGGTCTAATTCTTTATTATCAATAAAACAATTATAATTAGCTGCTTTATATAATAGATCTGGTAATTGAATATTTGTACTTTCTCCAATTCCTAATATTTTTTTATTAGGATCATAAATACAATCGACAGAACATTCAGGTAGATAATATAAAAAATGACATGTAGACATTACTCCTACTGTTCCAGAACCGATTACAGCTATTTTCATTTTTTAAAATATGCAGGTAATCCTAAATGAGGTCTTTTATCAAAAATATTATCTTTTGAACCTTCGGTTGCTATATTATTATAATGTAAAAATACTTGTGTACATATTTCTCCATCAAAAGGTTCTCTCCAGTGTTCTATTTCATTTCCTTTATAAATAAGCATGTCCCCTGGATTTAAATTTATTTTAACTCCTTTATTATTTTCTTTCCCTGTTGGGTCTAGATAAATAGACCAAACATCTCCACCTAAATTTAAAGTAGTAGATATCTCGCAGCTAAATCTATCTTTATGACGATTTAATACGTCTCCTTTTTTATAGATTCGAGCATAGGAATAATTTGGATTTAATTTTAATTTAGTTACTTTTTCCATTAAAGGAAGTAATTTTACTAATAAAACTTCCATTACCATATCTGCGTAATTTGAATAAGTATTTGGAACCTGTGGGTCGTTCCAGATACCATACATTTCTTCAAATGGAGAAATGTACTTTGAATTAAAAAATGTTTCAGCGACTTGCCTTTTTAATAAAAAATATTTATAAGCAAAATCAGATAATTCTTCTGATATTGCATTTTTTACAATTATATATTTATTATTTTTAAATTTATCTTTCATAATTTATTATTTAAACGGATAACCTAAGTTCCAAATAACTAAAGAATATCTTGTTCCACTTTTTACGGGGCGAACTCTGTGCCAAACAAAACTTGGGAAAACTACTAAAGATCCTTTAGGCAAAATTTCTGTACATTTTTTTATATTTTTTCTTTTTGAATGTTGAGGATTATTAAAATTAAACTCTAATTCTCCTCCTTCATATTCAGACGGGTCTGATAAAGTACAGGTAACAGATAATTTTCTTATTTTCCCATGTGTGTTAATATTTTCTGGGTTATTATATACATTTCCCCAAGAATCTGTATGCCAATGATAATATTGACCTGTTTTATATTTTGTAAATTGACAAGATTCTGACCAATTCCAATCAAAATTCCAATTTGCTAATTTATTAGCTTCAGAAACATATGGTTGTATTTCTTTATATATCCATCTATCGTTTAACCAAACGACGTTTGAGTTTCTTGATTTTTTTAAATTTTTAATTTCTTCTTTAGAAAGATTTTTATTTTTTATTTCCCCTGTAAGGGCAATTTGTTCTTGTTGCAATTTTGCGTATTTGATTATATCATCACAAAACTTACTAGGTAAAACGCTTTTAAAATAATAGTAATAATTTTCTAAATTCATATATTTCTATGTTTAGATAATATACTCTTTATTTTTTGTCAAGTAAATGAATATTAAATTTGTTGAAGAATACCTTAAAAATATTGAGTGGAATATTGAAAATGATCAATGGCAGGTCTCTGGTATTTTAAATAGGTTATCGAACGAATACTTGAAATTTGACATAAGATTTTTAAAAGATTTTAATGATAAAAAAGGTAAATTAATAAATTCTAAAAGTAATGCGGATAAAGTCTTATTTGAGGATGATGAAAATTGGATATTAGTAGATACACAAGAGCTTATTAAACATATGAAAGAGCATAGTTTAAGGGAAATAAAATTAGAAGAATTGATTAAAAGCATAGACTGGAATATAATACTTCCAAAAAAATAGTGCATTTACTAATAAAACCTATATAAGGGAAGGCCTATGCCTTTACAGAAGATACAATTTAAGCCAGGATTTAATAAACAACAAACCGCAACTGGAGCCGAAGGGCAATGGATTGATGGTGATAATATTAGATTTAGGTATGGAGAACCACAAAAGATAGGTGGTTGGCAACAATTAGTTTCAACTACATTAGCAGGTCCTGTTAGAGACCAGCATACATGGACAGCCTTAGATGGTAAAAAATATGCAGCTTTAGGATCATCTAAATTATTAGTTATTTATTATGAAGGCGCATTTTACGATATTACACCACTAGGTACACTACTATCTGGGGCAACTTATACATCTACAACATCTTCTACAACCGTTACAATTAATTTAACAGCACATTCTTTAACTGCTGGAGACTACATAATATTTACAAGTGTTACAACTCCAGGATCACCTTCAACAAGCTTTACATCAGCAAGTTTTACAACAAATACATTTCAAGTAATTTCAACTCCAACAGCAAATACTTTTACAGTTACTATGGCAAGCGCTGAAACTGGAACAGGTGTAACTGCAGGTGGATCTTTATCAATGACTCCTTATGTATTTATTGGTCCTACATTTCAAACACCTGCTTATGGATGGGGAACTGGATTATTTGGTGGAGTAGTTATTCCAAGTGTAGCAACTACATTAAATGGAGCAATAAATAATTCTGTTACAACTATTACTGTTACTTCAGCTGCAGCATTTCCAGCATCTGGAAGAATAGATATTGATACTGAATTAATTACTTATACAAGTAAAAGTGCAACACAATTTTTAGGATGTACAAGAGGTGCTAATGGTACAACTGCAGCTTCGCATTTAACGCTTGCAACTGTGACTAATGCAACATCTTGGCAAGATTGGGGTGAAGAGTCTTCTGTAACAACTGTTAATTTAGCGCCAGGATCATGGTCGCTTGATAACTTTGGGCAAATACTTGTTGCTACAGTCAAGAATGGAAAAACTTATACTTGGGATCCATCTGCAGCGGGTAGACTTTCTGTAAGAGCAGCTGTTGTAAGTGGAGCACCTACAAAATCTATTATGACTATTGTGTCTGATCGCGATAGGCATTTATTTGCAATGGGAAC